GAGTGGGTAACGATTTCAGAACTTGGGCAGGACCCTTCTCAGCTAAGTTAGTTAACCTAACTTACAAGTATGATGCCAAAGGGGCTCCTCTTATTAAGTTAACTTTCGCAGGAAAGGTGTCTTCTACCTTTGATCAGGATTGGGACTTGGGTGAAGGTCTCCCCACAACGATCCGAGGTAGAGGTCCTCAAATTCTTACGGCTATTGGAGCACAAACTGATAGACCTTTAATGGATACTGATTTCTCTAGAGTGCCTCCTCATGAGACTATCACAACTATAATGACAGAATTTGTAAAAGCAGCTTCAGGTCAAAAAAATGTACTCGTATTATTACCTGATTTAAATAAAATATTAGGGGGTTATTATGCTTCTCTACTTCAAAATAGCAAGACCACTTTTGGGCTTGATAATAAAAATGATTACATAGGAAAAACAAGTGGAAATCCACTAAACCATAGCCAACCTATATCCTCTGATTCATGGAAAATATTTCAAATACTATTTAGAACGGATATGGCTTTTTATCAATCCTTAGGTTTTGAAATTGAACAGGCACCCCGCAGTGGTAATAAAGAGCCCACTAATGCTTTTATCGCAGCCAATAAAGAAAGAATACGAGCCCCTGAAGATTTCTTTAAAAGATTTATGGATAAAGATATTCATGCAAGCTTAGTCTCCGAGGGGATAGGAAACCATAAAGCCAAAATTAATGAAGTTTTTAACAATATTAGACTCAGAGCACGATCTTGGGAATTTGACGAGGGAGGATCTGAGTATAAAGACTTAAATCAAAAAATGATAGGCGAAGTGAACGACGACAAATACAAGAATACTGAGAAAACCTTATTGGATAAGAAAATTGAGGAGTTTAAGAAGGGTCAGCCTAAAGAGGAAGATAAAGAAAAGGCGAATAAAGAAGCATTAAAGAAATTTAAAGATAACCTTAATATTGGGGAGCAGGAGGTTCTTAACCATTTAGCTAAAGACAATCCTACACTAAGAAAAAAACTAGAAAAACTAACTAAACAAAAAGAAAATATGAGGAGGCTGTCTTCTTTAAAGTGGACTACCTTTTGGGAATGTGATGAGCGTGTTATCAGAATATGGAAACGTCGTGGCCTAATACCAAATTGGGAAAGAGGTCCTGTCTTAGTTTGCGGGGATGATCTTCTTATTCAACAATTACTTCTAGGAGGAGTGGCTAAGGGTAAAGATTTTCAATACGATCTAGCAGATTGGGGATTTAATCAAGGGGATGCTGCTAAGTTTACAAAAACAGCAGGTGAGCTTCTTCATTTAGCTAAGTTCGACGTTTTGAGGGGGATCAAGCCAGGTCTAATACGGGACATTGACAACATCCTTGATCCCCCCGCAATGGTAACTTCATGGGGTGCGCTCACTGACCTATCCGCAGAGGAGGTTGCTGGGGGTGCTAACATTGCGGTTCATGGTGAGGGGGATCTTAGTGATAAGGCTAAAGATAAGACTTTAGCTAAGTCTCTAAAAGATGCTAATATTCCTGTATTTAAATCGGGTGTCCCTAACTCCAATATCTTGAGTATAGATATAGAGGATAAAGGTCAGTACTTTCAGTCGCTTAACGTATCCTATGAACAAAATCATAAATTTAAGATGTTTCAAATGCTTCAGGATGATCCTAAGTTTAGAAAACTTACGGAGCTTTTAAGAGATAGTAACGGAAATGTCGTTGATATGGCTGCTCAGATTGATAAATTTATTAAAGCAGGGGATAAAACTTCTCTTAATTTATTGAAGACTTTGGGAAGTGCAGTGCTCTCAGAGGGGGCTTTAGGTGATGGTTACACTGATACTTGGGATGCTCTTATAGACAAGGCTAATGATAATGCGAACAGTCCCACGAAGGTGGACACCGATAATGACGCACTGCGTGCTCAGTTGCCATCATGGATGGCTTCAATCACAGCAGAGAAGGAGGCAGACCTTTGGGAATCAGGGTTGAGGGGTGCCTCTGAATCCGTACAGAAGAATATTAACGAAATTCTTAAGGAAATGATGAAAGTAGCGTCTGTTCCTACAGAGGGCCGAGTTACACATGCGGGTGGTCAAGGTATGAATACCATAGACCACATGGGAGTTATGACAGCGAATGCTTACACTTGGGCTATGACGGGTACGATCAAGACTCTGCCTTACTTTCATATATCCGCATTTAGACATCTAAATACTCCGTGTCTCTTATACGTTCGCAACGCTCAGATGTCTGGAACCAAACCCGTCTTTAATCCCTATAATAGTTGGTATAGTGGTATATACCATATAATGGGATTTAAACATGTTATAAGTCCAACAGAGGTAACATCAGAGTTTAAAATAGTTAGAACTCCACCCATAGAGAATCATGCTAGCAAAGATGAGGAAAACGACGGATGAAACTAAGAATAGGCGAAGTAGGTCCAGCGGAAGACGGAACTCGAAGTGGTCTTATTTGGGCTGATGTAGGAGGAGATTTTGTTCCCGTGGAGTATGTTACTCCTTACGGGCATAAGGATGCTGCCTTCATCGCTATTCCACCCGAGGGGTCCCAAATCCTTGTAGGAGAGACAGAACCTTCTGATGATCCATCTGACGGTGACACCCAGATAGGGAGGTACTACTATCTAGGAAGTATTCTTGGAGGAACCCAAGGGAAGCATAACTCAGCCAATATAGCGGAATTGGGGGTTAACTTAGAATCTATGGTGGACTTAGAGGCTACTGTCCTTGGGGGAAAGAAAGACCCTGAGGAGAACCTGCTAACAGGAAATCCTGGATTATCAACTGCAAGTGATCCCGATGGATCTAAGAGAGTATTTCCAAATAGACTAAACAGCATGTACGATGGTAAGGGAGGTGTTCCTGAGCAGCTGGGTCTGGTGTCAGAAAATGGGTCTGCATTTCTTATCTCTGATCAAAGTGAGGCAGGGGTAGATGGTCAAGAGGGATGGCAAAACTATCAGATAGAAATGAAGAGTGGATCGGGTAAGGTTATTGAGTGTGTAGATAGTCCTAAGATTAATGCTATTATTATGACCCCAAGACCTGATAAGAAGGATAAACTAGTTTTTAGTTCTGGGAATACTACAGAGCATTCTAAATCTGAGTTTAAGCTGGATACAGAGGGACCCGTTTACATGTACTCCAGAAACGGAGAGATGGACTTCATATGTAGGGATGGAAGAAACATTAAAATAATTAATACTTCTCCAGTCTTAGATGGAGAAGATACCTTAACTACTGGGGGAAATATAAATGGTGGCTATCCTGATACTGGGACGAAAACGGATGGTAGAGGAAGTCCCCATTCCAAGGGTAATGAGGAGTATGGTTGTGTTAATATTGAATCTCTGCATAATAATATTAATCTAACTGCTAAGGCTCACGATTCGGTTATATACATTAATGCTCCTGGCCCCTCAAGTAAGGTGGTTGTTACTACGGGAGGATCCGTGGATATACTTGCAGAGAAGAAAATAACAATGACAAGTAATGAGGCTATAGAGATGAATGCTCCTCATGTAGATATAAATGGTGGAGATAGGGTAGATATAACAGCACCTAATATTTGGATAGATAATAATGGTGATAGGCATAAAGCTTGTGGAAGTAGTGCCTCGACACATGAAACTCAAGCTACTATTAAGTTGACAGATAGTGGGGGCTTGGGTATGCACGGATGCGAGGATATTGACCCTTGTGGTCTGACGGAGTAAGTTATGGGATTTTTTGATTATAACAAAGCTATTACGGTTATGGGTGGTCCTGTTCAAATGCAAGCGACGGGGCGAGGTTTACAGTTAAAGTTCGGAGTCCCAACAGACCTCCTCACAGTCCCGTCACGCATCCTAGACTGTATTCCCTCCCATGTGTTAGGTTCCATAAGCGAGGACCTTGAACACGCTGTGAGGATGGCTCAGGAGGTTGTGAGGGAGATCACACGAGAAGTTCTATACAGTGTTGGAATTATTGAGTTCCCCACGGATCGTGGAGACTTCAGATATGCCTCTATTAGTTCTGAAATGGCTTTGTCTACGGGGGATCTAGGGGCTTTGGGGGATGTTGTTGGGTATGCGGCTGCGTTAGCAGCAGGTGCCATCGCACTTCTTAATACTGCCGATTGTATAGGTTCCGAGATAGACAGGGCAAAGGATTTGTTCGCAAAATTAGGAAGTTTTGGATCTATGCAAAAGGGGGCGGGACCCTTAGCGGATCAGTTTGTTAATTTTAATTCTAGTGGGTGCTTACTTAACGGATCCCATGATCCTTCTATAAATAATGAAGAAGCTTGTAATTTAGCAGGGGGAGTTTGGGATACAGTTGTCATTACACCTCCTACAGGTGGAACCCCTAATGAATCTCAAGTATATGAAGAGCATAAGTTTAAGCTAAAGAGTACCTTAGGATTTATTCAAGAAGCTCAAGCGATTAAAAATCGAATAACTACTATAATTTCTGACAGAATGACGGACCCCGACAGTAACCCAGAGCCAGTTTTTGACGGGTGTCAAACAGTAGATGGTATTAGATTAGATGAACTTCTTTTAGATACTAATCTAGCTGTTTCTAATAGCTGTGAGAACAAGGGATATTGCTCTTTAGGTCAAAAGTACTCAGATGTTGAGAGTTGCGAGGCTATGGGCGGGGTTTGGACTGCTGGTGATGATGAAGTCCTATCTAAGCTTCCACAGGAGAAATTTTATATCACTACAGCGGATATGAGGACTCCTCCTATATCAACAAAGGGTAAGTTTATTTTATCTAAAAAGGGACTATACTACGACCTTGAGGGAGGAGGCTTCGATATGCCTGATAATCTTGAGGATATCGTGGAATGCTCTAGTATAGTCCCTTCTCACTCCATGAAGTGGATGTTTGATTATGATCCTAATTGTAAGGGCAAGGGAGAGGCGGTCTCCTTAAAAGACTTTACAAAGTTTGCTAACTCTATTGTAGATTATGATTCTGATTTTGCTGATATAGATAACAGTCCCGCAATGCAGGAATACTATTCTAATGATACTTTCTTATGTACTCTAATAGATGCTAGAAATAAGCATGTTTATGATTCCTCTGCTTACATAACCGAATTGATGGGAACTGGAGACTATACTGAGGACTCTGCATTAATTGTTAATCAGCGTCAACAGCTTTATACCGACATTGCATCGCATAGTGTTAAGATTAAAAAGAGAAAAAAGCAGATCCAAACAATAGCTATTTTAGGGTTTACCTTAAATGAAGACGGTGATAAGATTCCTATTAAAAAGGGTACTATCCCCATTAATGATTTTTCTTTACTAGATGCTGCGGGAATATCCCTAGCCGTAGAACGCCAGCAGACCCTCGCCTTTTCTCCTGGAGAAGTATCTAGCGTAGTACTCCCTTTAAACTTTAAGCCTACTGTAGTTGACGACCCTCATGTTGCATTATTTGCTGAGTACCTACATGTTCCCGATATAGGTACTGGAGGTCTTCCTTATCAATCTTCAAGTGTTAGTGGAACCGTGGCTCATAATCTAGCTACTAATGATCAAATAACAACTGATGGATTATTAGCTGTTTACAACTTTTTAGATACCAAACTTGTGGCACCCGATGCGGACGATTATAACTTGCTTAATAGTGTTGGATTAGATTCAAAGGACCTAGGGGCACAATTAGTTGCTTCCTCTTTAGAGACGGTATTCCCATCAGGATTAGGAATACCGTGGCTAGGTGGGGTGTGCACACTATTCTCAGGTACTGGGGGGAGTGATAAGGCAGCTAGTTGGTCCGACAGCCCCCAGTATTTAAGATCTCCTAGAAAGCCTTACGGCTACGTTAAATTACCAGAAGACGATAGAGTAGACAGCCTTTTGTATAAAAACTCTGGATTTTCTTTTGAAACTTGGTTACATGTTCCTGATTTAACAACCTCAAGTGCTTGGGGAACCGCCGCAGATGGTCAGACAGAGACAGATGCGTCCTCCTTATTCAGGTTAGTACTATCTAATGAGAATAGGGGTGGCGCTAAGATTGTTACGGATGAAAATGCCGTAGGGTACTCGGATGATTCTGATACCATTAAGGGTTTAATTGTGGGATTCACCCGAGATAGAAGAATAACTCAGGATGGCCTTCCTAGTAATACAAATGGTTCTAATCAATTAGAGAAAGATGGTATTCCTCTTAAATTCTCTATTATTCCCACCATGTCTGTTAATACTAGCTGTGTTTCTTTTATATCTAAAACAAACAATGTAGTTGATTGCCAACGAGGGACAGCGGGAACTCCTGGTTATTACCACATGTCCGTTGATGCCTCAGATGGAATAGGTGACGTTTCTTCATCCTTTAAGCTTGTTACTATAACTGGTGATCCTTTAGCAGACGAGGGGCATGGGGAGGTCTCTATATACTTAGATGGAGTTTTACTGAAATCTCAAAATTATCTTTCTACATTTGGAAGAAAACCTGGGCTTCAGATCCCCAGCCCTGTAGCTGGTAATAGTTTTCATTATAGAAAGATATATGCAACAACACTTCCTGCTTCTCCTATTAGTTACCATGATCCTACGCAGTTAGGTTGGGCTGATTTCTGGTATTGGAATGGTCCTCAGGGGTCTATGTTTACTCCTTGGATAATTGGAGGGGGTTATACTGACGGTATGACGACTATAGAATTAGGTAAGACGGATTCCTTTGAGGGTATGAATTTCCTTGGTACGGAGTATGGTGGAATAACAAGTGGTCTTAAGGGCTTTGTTGGTAGTGTTAAGCTATATAATAAGGCGTTAGTTTCTTCTGAGATTCTCAAGAATTTTAACGCTCAAAAAGGATTCTTTAATAATATTGTACTGGGAGGTGGGTAGTGGCTGTAACAACAGAAAATAACAGATATGGGGTTACTCCCACAGTCCCTACTAAGAGTTTAGTAAGATCAAGAACAGAAAAAGTGCTTGGGTTGAATTACCCTATTGGGCAAAATCCTGCTAATTCTATAGTAGGAACTAATATTAATAAGAATAATAAATCTAATTATTACAATGCTCACAGCGGGGTTAATTTAGTTCGTAATAATTTAAGACAGCTTTTACTTACGGAAAAGGGCGAAAGAGTGATGCTTCCTGATTTTGGGTTAGCTATTCGTAGATTCTTATTTGAGCCTCTTGATGAAATTTTGGTTAGAATTATTAGAGATTTTATTATAGAAGGAATTGTAAAGTACGCTAAGAACGTAAAAATACTAAACCTTATTGTAAGAGAGAGCGAGTCAGCATTAGGTCAGCTGGATATTGTGCTAACGGTACAGCTAAAGGACGAGACTCGTGAGATATTTGATGTGGGAGTTGTATTAAAATGACATTTTCGGGAACTGTAGACTCTGATTTCTTAAAACTGGTTACGATACCAGATAGAAAAAAAATAGACTTCATTAACTTTGCTGCTAATGATTTTTTGGATATACGGGACGGGCTGATATCTTATATAAAATCAGTATACCCCTTAGATTACCAAAACTTTTCTGAATCTGATTTAGGAATGATGCTTATTGAACTTGTTTCTTATATGGGGGCTGTTAACTCATTAAAGACGGATATGATTGCTAATGAGCACTTTATAAGAACAGTAAAGAATAGAAGAAATCTTAGAAAACTATTAGAGCTTATTGGAGTTAGACTGTTAGGACCCAAAGCAGCAGCTATGGGTGCTCAAATAACAAGTACTAAAGGTACTTCTACTAATCCTTTTACTGATGGAGATGTAACTACTCTAACATTCCCCCCCGCCAACAGGGTATACTCCATTATCTCTGAGCAGGATGCGGCTCCTGTAAGTTATACTATGTACAGAGTCGCAGCAGACGGTACTTTAGAGGGTTTAACTGATGAGTTAGCAACTCTTACCATCCCCGTCTCTGATGCAGCCAATGACACGAGTTCGCTCTTTTCCAATATAGCATTAGTAGAGGGTGCCTTGACTGTTCAGAGGGGCATATTCAACACTACGGAGGGTGTAAAGACCATAACGCTGACGGACGCTCCCATAGTAGATGGTAGTGTTGAGGTCTTTGTCACTGATGTCTACAATGCAGAGGCCACTGGAAGGTACAGAGAAGTTCCTAAAATGTTCTCTGCTTCTGGCGAAGGAGACAAAGTATTTCAAACTGTGTATGATGAGTCTTATGGGGCTACTGTTATATTTGGGGATGGCATTTTAGGAATAAGTCCCTCAGAAAACTCTGAGTTCACAATTATCTATAGGGTTGGTGGCGGGTCAAGAGGCAACCTTTCTAAGGAAGCTATGAATGTTCAGATAACTGGGTTTGAGGGGACAACTTCTAAAACTTTAGAGTGGACTTTAGAGAACACTACACCAGGTATTGGAGGTCAAGAAGCAGAAACTGTTGAACATGCTAAGAAGTGGGCTCCCTACACATTCAAGAGGCAGGACAGAGTAGTAACCTTAGAAGATTACATTACTTTTGCTAATACTTTTCAAAGTAACCAAGGAACTATCGGGAAAGCAACAGCAGTAACCAGAGACGCTTATAGTTCTGCTAATATAATTGACGTTTATGTCCTAGAGAAAGCTAATGATCTTCAATTATCACGAGCCACTCCTCAGTTTAAGAAGGATCTATTAACTGAGATAGAGGTTAAGAAAATGCTAACTGATCACGTTGTAATCGCTGATGGTGTCATTAGAACCCTTGATTTGGTTATGACAGTGAGGATAGATAAAGAATTAACAGCTAAGGAAGAAGATATTAAGGCTCAAGTTGCTTTTGAGATATTAGATTTCTTCCATGTTGATAACACAGATTTTGGAAAGGAATTTATCTCTGCTGACTTGGCGAGACGAATTTTTCAGTTACCAGATATAAGATATGCCACTATAGATAATATAGGAGAATCTATTAAAGTAGATTTCAATGAGATAATACAACTCAATAACTTTTCAATTAATGTAGTAGAAGTTTAATGTCAACACGCAGGATAATAAAAAAAGATCCCTTCACCAAGACTAATGTAACAATCAATAGTACTAGTACGGGTAATACTGTAAAAGATAGGGATAATCCCAGAGCTTACTTTAAAAGAAACTTTATAAAAGCCGTAGAGTTAATAACTCCTATCTTCTACATTCAAGACGATCTAGACTTAAGTGGAGCAGGAGTTTCTCAGATAGATCAACTTTTAAATTCTCACATAGTATTATGTGAGAACGCTGCTGCCGCTCTCCCAGTGTCCTCTATCCCTAACGACCTATCCCTTAGTGGTATTGATGCTATAAATGGGTTATCACGATTCTTTATATCACAAAACCAACTCACTAATATTACCCCAAATGTTTTTCAAAGAGATATTTTGTATCCTTTAGGAAAAGCTTATAGTCAATATGCTACCAGTGCAGAGTTCCTAACTTACATTAGTGGAACTTTCCTTCCGTCTGTATCTTGTCCTGAGCCTGATAGCGGAATTCCTGATCTAACTAATGCTGCGTTTTCCGCTGATTCATCAGGTACTCACAAGTTTTTAATTCAAAAGTTATCATGGTTATACTTTCTTAATAGAAAAGACCCTGTTACTCATGATTCATACTCCACATCTGCTGAAGTAGCTAAACTTATAGCAAGTAATTTATATTTTGGTAAGTCCATAAGTTTGTCTGATTGTATTAGAATTCTCGAATCCTATTTATGGAGAAACTACAGTAGCTTATCATCTATTGATGCTAATCTGGTTCCTGATAATTATGTCTCTTCTTTAGCTACTTCAGCAGGACCGCATGTAAGTGGTACTCAGTTAGAGAGTAGACTGCACACCCTTGTTGATATTTTATATTCTCCTTCTTTTTATGATTTACAAGATGACCATGTTAAGACTAGCTTACAAAACTACATGGACACATCAAGTAATTCAAGTGACAAGGGGTCTTTGATTACAGATGAGGAGAGTAAGGGTCCTCTCTACAGATTTCTAAAGGCCATCTCTTTCTCCTTAGCAGATAGGGAGAGCGAGTCGGAGGAGTTATCAACTCTTATTGATATTGAGAACTGCCCTGATTCTTTTCTAGAACTTCTGGGAGAGCTTATTGGGTGGAAGCTTCTAGGAGACGACCCCTCACGTTGGAGACTTCAACTAAGAAATGCCGTTGATATCTATAAGGCAAAGGGTACTAAGAAATCCATACAAATGTTTGTGGATGCCTTATTTGGTGCTGACGTTTTTAACGTAAGCGGCACTGCTATTAGTGAGCTTTGGGAATCATATCTTCCCAATATGCTTTATTACGCTTTGGCTACGGACTCTAGCTTCTTTGACGGAGGATTTACTGAGTTTACATCTCAGAAAGCTTTTGATCTGGGGTTATCGAGGCATAGCTCCGACGATATGGATGAAAATCTGAGGCTGTCAGTAGATAGAATCATAGAGGAACTTCTGTATGAGTTTCCTGAGAACTTTATCTTTGCAGGAGATAAGCACCCAGGTCCCCAGTTCGTAGAAGCCTCGGCTGTTTATGCGGGTCCAGGAGGTATAGGGACTCCTGTTGGTGGGACTCCTCCTGGGGGTCTGGGGGCCACCTTATACTATCCAGGTAAGCAGATTTTGATAGACGGTGCTGTTCATAACTTGGTTCCCACTGATGTAGTATATGAGGGACCGTGGCATAGAATGGAAGACGACACCTATATGACTGGAACTGTTCATATTGAGGGTGAGTCAGAGTATCTGCTACTTAGAGATAATCCAGGTTGGACCTTTGAATACAGAGGACAAATACATTCTAATCCCCCTTGGGAGATGGAAAAGTACTATAGAAATTGTACCATAACCTCTAACTTTCTTAAGGCTGTAAAAAGAAAGCTAATTTGCTTTGGAGTGACTGAGGTGTTTGCCCAACATGTGTTGGATTATATTAAGGAACATGTAACAGAAACTACTGAGCTTACAACTATTAGTAATGGGTGGTTGATGTTTACACCCTCTGCCACCACCCCTTTAAATTTCTCTTCTGTAGTAGCAAATATTCAGGATAGAACTCCTAATCCTATAAACTATTTGTCTTTGTGGAATGGTAAATCGTCCCACTTTAAAATAGTTTTTAATGCTAGTTCTTTTGATTTTACAAATAGGTTAGCAAAGCATAATACGGGTAGAGGTGTACAGCAAGTTCTCCGAACCCTTGATCAGGTTATACCCGCCCACTCCATCCCAGAGGCTATACTCGATGTATCCTCTGTTGCTGATGGTCCTGCTCCTGAAATAGCAAGTAAAACCTGTACTAGGATGTCCCCTTATACTTCTGTTAGTGATGGGTACTATGATGCTTCTACGAGCTTACACGGGTTTGGTGCTTGTGCAACTGATGTAGGAGCCGATAGAACCACTTTTAAGAGATCCGAAGTTGATAGTTCATATGAATCTAGATTTACTCGTAATAACTTTCTTAGCCTCCCCAGAAATGCTATAAGAAGGCGTAGTTTTAAAAGCTCTTTACCCCTTCAAGGGGTTACACTGCGGGATGGTAAGGGGACTCCAGGTAATGTCTCCTTATCAGCGGTTGGATTTACTAGTAGTATTGGATGTATGCCTTTAGGATTTGTGCCGTCTGCTATGTCATTTGAAAGTGTGCCTTTAAAGAGTGATCCCGCTTTCGGGTTTGGTAATTTATTGGATACCTCTGCAATATCTGAGGTTTGGGGTATCTGTGAGAACTTGCATTCTTCAAATACTTATTTTGAAGTTGATACATCCAACACCTTTCCGTCTAGAGGAAAAACATCCCCCGCCCCGTCTGCTTGTTTCAACTTCCTACTTAGAGACAATCTAAATCCTATGATTGGGTTAATGCATAAAGTTTTAAGATTTGATAAGTTAACAGAGGCTTCCTCTATAGTTTCAGGATACTACAATACAGACGGATCAGTTAACGTGAATTGGGATGTATCTTCGCCTAAGATAAGTCCTGTAGACTTAAGCTCATGGCATAAGTACACTTATCTTGATATTGTTGGATCTATTGCTAATCAATTAGAAGAATCGGAAATTAGTAATAATAGCTTAAACAATCTTATCCATTTTAAGTTTGGTAAAAAGCTGAATAAATTTTATAATGAGTGGTTAGATTTTTATAATGGTGACGGATTAAATTTAAATTACAAAACGAATACAGGACCCGATATCCTAACACATACCTATGGTCCTTATATTTATAACTATAACTTCTCTGTAGACGGATCTGCTATAGGGACAGATGGTATTGGTAAACGCTTAGTAGCTTCCTCTCTTGATTTCGCTTCTGAGGTGGATATTTGCTGGGGTGGAGGTAGTGGGGTCCTTAGTCCCTCTGGAGGTGTACATGGGAGTAGTCTTGGGTCCGTTTCTGCTGATGCTACAGATGACATCTATGTACAAGATTACGAGTGGCGCAATGAGCATTTAGTAAGCTCCATAGAATTTATAGACACTTCGGGTTCTGAATCAGATCTTTTTCAAAATCCTACATTCTCTTTGATTAGATTAGATAGGAGTAATGATGAGTCTCAAAGTAAGGGTACTCCTGATTGGGGATCTAATAGGTTCCTTGTTGATAATTTGTTAATTAAGCATATTCGCCCCGCAAACCAGAATAGACTTCCAAGACTTAAAGTAAAAATAAACCCCGCTAGTACTGATAATACGAGAAACTTCTTGATACCAGATCATGACTATAATTTGAAGATTGATGCCTTAAACATGGATTTAACTGGGATGCGTCTGGGAGGTCAGAAGCTGGGTGTATGGATTCATACAAAAACTCAAACTCTTTTAGATAGAAATAAAGATGGATCATACACTTCATCAAAGTATGTGTGGTCATATACTCCTAAGGGTGCGTGGGAAAAAACTAAAGTATCCATGATCTCTGGGGAATCTACTACTCGTAATACACCGACACCCTTTGTAGATGATTCCCCTATGGTAATAGAGGGTATTGGTGCGAATGGTGTAAATACTGTTAAAAGTTTGAGTCATACCTACCAATTTCCGTCTATGAGTGTTCTTGATTCTCAAAAGGAGCCCCCAACCGCAGTTACAGTCGTGACCCCCGAGTCGTGTCGTAATCAAAGCCCACCTACTCCTGTGGCTACTGGTGCGGGTCCCCCTCCTGTTTCTCCTGATCCTAGGCTTGGTTGTGCTCCAGAGAAAAAGGGTCCTATTTCTAAAGTGAATACCCTAATGTTTAATTCTATTAATATCCCATTTAATACTAACAACTGGGTTTTAAGTGATGAGTTTTGTGGATGCTCAACATTTGATAAAAGAAAAATGAGTACTCAAGGACAAAGTAACTTGCATACTACTTCTCAAGAGTACTTTATTGAGATATTTGCCTTTACTCCTGATGAGAGTAAGTTTATTCTTTTTAATAAGATAGAGATGGAGGATCTCACTTGGAAGGACGCAGCTAGCGTAGAGCGTGAGCTTACTGAGTATTCTTTACAAGCAAAAGATCTCAGAACAGCTTTTGAGTTCTATAATTACTTAAGAGATGGCGTAGCCAGTAGAGATGCATTTTCTACTTCAAGTGTCTTTGAAGCTAGTGGTGGGTCTAGAATAAATTATAGATCTGACCCAGCTATGTATGTAAGTGCTATATCTTCAGGCCATAATCAGCTAACGTCAATTGAGATTAAGGAATCATAGTATGAGAATTAGGGGAGAAATAGAGGTATTTTCTATATTATCAACAGGCGAGTCTCAATTAGTAGCTAAAGAAAACAATTTAATAGTTGACGGTGCTTCGGAGATAATTGCCAATATTATGGTAACCCCCTCCAGTATCAGGGGGCTAACCGATTCTTCCTCCGTTCTTGATACTTCCAATTACATAGTACAGGCTGTATCCATAGGAAAGGCAGCACAGACGTATTACGGGCCAGGACGAGCAGGGCATTACTATAGTTCTTCTTTAAGTGATGAATATGCTACGGCTTACTCAGACTC